CGGAGGGAAAAACTACAAGATAAATCGGGTAGGGTTTCAACTTGGTTTTCGAAGATCCATCCTCCTGAAATGACCAGATACATGCGAAATAGTAGGTAGTATAATCCTCGATCTTCTCTCGAATGCAGACTACGGTGTGGCCGAACGCTCAATCATCCGCCTGTATTGGTAGTTAACCAACCAGTCGCGTCTGTTGAGAAGTGGAGCTCTCTGTCTCCAAATTCCGCGAGATATTGTCCTCAGTTCCCGAAAGGGTTTTGGACGCACCCGCAGACAACGGGTTTTCCACACGTGTCAACAGCAATCCTAGTTTCGCATACAATGCGACGGGCTTCAGAATTTTGCCAAAGGCAATACTAAAGCCAGGGAGGTACTTTGTTTCAAGTCCCTCGACCGTAAGCAACTGATGGAGACTAACCATCTCAACATCATTGCGACGTTTTGCTAAAAGCATCTTACGTCTGAAGTTGGCAGAGCAGTTCTCAGATCGAGACTCTACCAGCAGATCCACGGAGGGATCGTACAAACTTCTCCAAAGAAATGGAGACATGCACGAATTCTCTTCGAGATGCGCAAATAACTCACTGGAGGCCGCAGCCTTCCCAGGAATCACCACTTCAAAAGGGATAAGTTCCTTCAAAGCATCACGAGCAATCGGTGGGAGATCGACCTCACGCGTAACAACGCGAGGATTGATGCCCTGTACGATCTGATCGAAACACACCGATGCCAACTTCTGTTGGTCTTCCGAAAGATGAATCTTGGATTCAAGGAGAGGTAAACCTAGGCCACCAAGGCACTGAGGTAACCCCCATGCAATGTCAATGGGACAATTCTTGACCAAGAAGGGGCTCATACGTCTAATCCAAATGGAAACAAGTCGATCAACTTGTTCTGGTTTTGAAGCACCAGCTAGGCGGAGAAATTCTCTACATGAGGACCCATATGATGTCCAATGTCTTTCGGAACCTCCTTTACTAAGATAAGGAGTACATAGGCTAAAGTTCAAATAAGGGACATAACTGAACTCAGTTTTACCATCAGCTAAAGGCTTATAAAGATATAACTCACTATTAAGCTGAATCATACCCTTATGGTAATAACATTTTCCAACGGACGGTGACATGCCAGCTTCGGTCGAAAGAGACCGCCACTCAGCATACTCAGAAGGAGTATACATCATGCCACAATCATCACCGTTAACCAGAACGGGGAGACGTTTCAAAGGACAACGCTTATACTGTTTCCTGCGTCGTAAAGGAGCCGAACAAAGAGCGGCATTTACGATACATAAGATCGGGAAGCTCAAAGGGGCTCCCATCAACTGACCGTTGATTTGATCTAAAACAGCATCCTCATAATGGAGCCTATGACCAACAAGCGATTTAGAGGCTAGACGTCTCAACCAGTTAGGCGCACAAATACGTTTTAGGATATAATCCATAGTAAAGCGCGATAACCACTGTTT